TATAGCATTGTTTATACTTATAGCAGCTATTCAGTATATTCTATTCTCTTTTGTATTACTCGAACTAAATTTTTCTCATTGGAAAGAAAGCACACGTGTTTTATTTGTTATAATAATCTTGTGTGTTTTACCTCTGTATATGACATACCCTAAATCTAAATAGCTTGTAATACTTAGTTTTATTGAGTAATAAAGAAATTCGCTATATTTGTAATGATTATGGCGAATTTTTTTGTTTAATTTAAACTCTACTACGTGAATATTTACAGCATTTACCCTGCTTATATGGGAGAACAGAATAAGTATGGGATAGGAAAAGCAGCAATTATAATTAGATTTCAAGGGTGTAATGTACGCTGTTATAAAGATACCTTAGGAATACTTTGTGATAGCCCTGAGGGGCTTGAATTTGGCGGAGGAAACAAGTATAATATGCCTGCTTTAGAACAGGAAATAAAAAATTTAGCAGCAACAGGAATAGATACTATTCTAATAACCGGTGGAGAACCGATGTTATTTCAATCTACTGTAGAAAGTATCTGCGAAAAATTCTCAAACTTTAATTTAATAATCGAAACAAACGGAACAATAGATATAACTAGGGCTATGGTTAATCTACCTTACGTAAACTTTATTATTGATTATAAATTAAAAAGTACTGGTGTAAAATTAAATGCTTTTGCTAAGTTTAAAAGTATTATAAAGCATGACGACTACATAAAGCTTGTAATCTATGATGAGGAAGATTACTTACAGATGAAGAATCTTGTATTAAGTAATTATTTTCCAACAGGTAAAATAGTTGCCGGAGCTTTTTGGGGAAGTCCAAGTATGGATGCCAACAAACTATTTGAACTCTTAAAAAAAGACGCATTATTAGGAAAGGTAGAATTGAACATACAGCTTCACAAGCTACTCTACTCTGCCGACTATAGTAAGAATGACTTTAAAATAGAGATATAATGCCTAAGATTTCCAAGATAAGCAGGAATAAGGTCTTAAAAGATGATGCTAATTTTGTTTTTGAAGCGGAGCCGGAAAAGGTGGACGTAGAGAAAGAAAGCAAAAGAATGAGTACTGATATTGGATTCGACCCAAAGAAGCTCACAGATATTCTTTTAAAGATAGGTATTAAAATGTATGGAGTTGACTTATACAGTTATCAAGTAGAGCCTGCAAGGAGGATAATTTATAGCTTACTTGCTAATGACGGAGCAGAGATAACTATACTTGTTAGTCGCCAGAGCGGAAAATCGGAGATATTGTCTTACATAGTAGTAGTAATGAACAGATGTATAACTAGGTTATGGTCTGAGAGTGTTATGGAGTTTCTTAACGACCCTGATATTTCAGATATGCCACTTTCTAAGGTACACTTTAAACTTAAAAGCGGAACTTCACTTTTAGCACAATCGGGAAACAAGAATAGTAAGATAGAAAGTAAGACTTATTCTTTAGTTATTGTAGATGAAGCGCAAGATGTTGATGCCGAGAAGATACGAAAATGCCTAGCTTTTGACACTAAAATAACTATGCCGAACGGAGTTGTTAAACCCTTGTATAAAGTTATAAAGAAGAAATTAGCTATTGCAGGAACAGATAGTAATATTATAAAGCCTTATAAATTTTACGATAATGGATTACAGCAGCTGTATAGAATATCTATTAATAACAGTTCTTATATAGACGCTACTTTAGCGCATAAACATAAAATCATAAGGAGAGGTAAAAATAATAATAAACCCTTTATTATAACTACTGCTGAATTACAAATTGGCGATAGACTCCCAGTACCTAGTATTATGCCTTTCTTTGGTGATTTATATAGTTATGAAGAAGGTTTAGTAACAGGTATGATGTTAGGAGACGGCTGTTCCCCTGTAAAGAATAGCCCTATGTTTTGTGGGTTTAAAGGAACAGTTGATAAATTTACAGAAATAACAGAAAAACTTTGGGGGAGTAATATAATAACTTATAATATCAATGATGACAATGGGCTTCATGAAGTAAGAGTAACAGGTAACACCATAAATAATGAAGGAACAAGAAATAATAAATGGGGGTCTAATAAGTTCAAAGAATACTTAAAAGAAGTAGGAATATATGGGCTAAAAGCTAAACATAAGAAAGTACCTAATAAGGCTTTTTCTAAGGAATTTTATAGGGGTTTAATAGAAGGGTTGATAGAAACCGACGGTTCAATAGGTATAGATAAGACCAAGATTATAATTAGCTATTCTAGCGTTTCAAAAAGATTAGTAAACGACTTAAAAAGAATACTTTTAAAATTTGGCGTGCATAGTTCTATATTTTCAAGAGATAATAATAGAGGATTTAGTAAAAGAAATGCTCTAAAATTGCATATATTACAAATTAAAGATGTAGACTCAATAAGAATATTCTACAAAGAATTTAAGCTAATAACAAAGCAGAGCAAGCTAGCAAATAATATAAGTATAATAGATAAAATAAAATCAAGAAATAAGTCAAAATTATATCCAAGTAACGAGAGATACTACGCAATTAAAAGTATAGTAGAGATAAAGAAAGCATCTACTTATTGTATAGATACAGGAACGGACGACCATTTATGGGTAGCCAATGGTATTATTACCCATAACTCGATTATCCCAATGACTGCCGCTACATTTGGTACTATAGTGTATAGCGGAACGCCTAATAGAGTTAAAGGATATTTCTACAATAAGATACGACAAAACGCGCGGTTAGACAGGAAGCTTAGAAACAGGAACAAAGAATACCTGAGAAACCATTTTGAGTATGACTACAAGAAAGTATCGGAAGCTAAAAAAGAACAGTTTGAGAAGGACGGAAAAAGATTTCATACACTATATGAGAAAGCTATAAAGAGAGACTTTCTTAGTATGGGAGCAAAGTCGGATGAAGTAAGAATGTCCTATAAGCTTAATTGGCTTGTTGAAGAAGGTATGTTCTTAACCGAAGAAAAAATGGAGAAGTATATGTATCGTAAGATAGGCTTCCCAAAGGCTACATCAGAAGATTTCATAGTTGCAGGATTGGACGTAGCAAAATCAAGAGCATCTACAGTTTTAACTTTAGGCGTATTAGATAAAGCAGCCGAAGAGTATGGAGACAGACCTATAAAAACTGTACTAGGTTGGACGGTATTAGATGGAACAAACTACGAGGAGCAAGTAGAGATTATATCCCACTTTCTTATTACAAATAATGTTCGTATATTATATGGGGATGCCACTGGTGTTGGAGCCGCTTTAATAGACCTATTAAACTATTTTATCGGAGAAAGAGTAGACGTTTACAGCTACATATTTTCTACACCTTCTAAGTCTGAAATGTGGAAGACTTTAGAAGAAGACATTTACGAAAATAGAATAATAGTTCCTGCAAAGCCGGCAATAAGAGATACCAAAGAATTTAAAGAGTTTGAAGAAGAAGCGTTATTTCTAACTAAATCCTATAAGGGAGCTTATATGGTTTGTCAGAAAACGAGCGGATATAAAGATGATATGATGGATAGTCTAGCCTTAATGAATTTAGCAGGGAATACTATCTACTCTAGTAAATCAGTAGTGGAGGTATCACAGAGTCCATTTTTTATGCAGAAATTGAAAAATAAAATTGAATCTAGTTGGTAAAAATAAAATATTATGAGCTTAACAAATTCTAAACTTAACGATTACCTATACCGAAGTGATAGCGGTACAGCAGCACTTAAAAGCTTCATAGCAGGGTCTATATACACAGGAGATACAGAGATAGAAGATAAGCTAGTTTCATATCACCTGTTTTGGAAATTCTACGATGATAAGCATTGGTCAAAGTCTAATGATAAATTCATAAACTTTAATTGGACTAAGGCCGTTATTGATAAGCTAAACAGATATACATTAGGGAAGGAAGCGTTCTCATTTAATGTAGAGGACAACTTTGGAGAAGAAATTCCTGAGGAGCTAGAAAAAGCATTTGAGATGTATATTACTACTACGTGGGCTATTAATAAGAAGAAGGTATTATCCTCTGAGATGTTTCAGATGGGTAGTGTGGCCGGAGATTTATTTGTATTCGTTTATCCTGATATTAAGAGTAAAGTTGTAAGGCTTAAAATACTTGATAGCAGATATGTAATTCCTCTTTTTGAGGGAGGGGATAAGAATAAGCTTAATGGTTACAAGTACGTAATTGTATTAGCAGAAAATCCAAATAAGTACACACAAAAGGTTACTGAATACTACAGTAATAAAGTAGTAACGTATAATACGAAAAGCACGGAGAAGGATGCTAAGAAGTATGATTATACGGAGACAGAAACAAATCTCAACATTATACCTATCGTTCATATTCACAATTCTGTTAACTCAGGGGGATGGGGAGGAATATCAGATGCAGCTACAGTAGTGAAGTTAAATAAGACTTATAACGAAATGGCGCAGGATGTAAAAGAGATAGTTGATTATTATACAACTCCTGTAACAATAATAACTGGCGCATTAGTAGGAAACCTAAAAAGAGGGATAGGAGAAGTATGGAGCGGACTCCCTGCGGAAGCCAACGTACAAACACTTTCATTAGGAGAAAATCTAAGCGCGAACATGGAGTATCTAAAAACAATAAGGGAAGCAATACATGACTTATCAGGAGTACCGCAAGAGGTACTAAGCAAGGTACAACACATATCTAATACATCAGCAGCAGCTCTAAAGATGATGTATCATTCAATGACTATGGCTGCCGATGCAAAGACCGTTACTTATGGAGAGGGCATCGAAGAAATAAACTCGTTAATACTTCAATACGCAATTAAATTTTTTACAGACCACGATTTAGTGAAACCATTAGTTATAGCTATTGCAAAATCCCCTTCAAAGAGTGCCGAGTTATTTTTAGAAAGATACAGAATAACTCCTGTATTCAAATATGGATTACCTAATGATAGAATGAGCGTTCTCAATGAGGGTCAGATAGAAATACAACTAGGAATAGGGAGCAAGAGAACAATAATGGAGCGATTGGGAGTTAAAAATATACCCTTAGTTTTAGAAGAAGCTAAAAAGGATAAGGAAGAAGTAGAAGAGGATAAAAACAAGAATAAGGATAAAAAACCTAAGGTAGGAATTGCACAAGAGAAGCTATTAGAGGATTAGCAATTTTGTGTTATTATAAAAAGTTCTTACTTTTGCTTTACTAAGAGTATTAATCTTTAAATTAAGAGTTATGGCAAGTGTTTATGACAAGACTAACGGACAGAAGAACGAGTTTGTATCTAATGTTCCAAAGAGTGCAGGCGTTAAAAAAGCCCAAAGAAAAACCGGAAATGTAGCATCAGCTACGAGTGCAGCCAAATCTTTACTCAACAAAACCTCTATGAAGTAGGTAGAAGTAGTTTTCTTATTACGAGCAATTATTGTGGAATTTTAAATATGTGTTATGATTGAGACTGTTAAAATCGGCGACCAAGAGGTTTCCGTTAAAGAAAACCCAGAACTACTTAAATTAGTAGAGAGTGTCCGAAAGGAAGAGAAAGAAAAGCTGTATGGCGAAATAACTTCTCTAAAGAGCAACTTAGCAGCTCTAAAGGGTAAATCAGGAAAAAGTCCTGAGGAACTTAAAGAGCTTGAAGAGTTAAAGTCTTCTTTAGAGAAAGCCGAGAAAGCAAAGAAAGAGGTAGACGGAGAGCTATCAGAGTTGAAGAAAGCAAACGATGAATTTATGAAGAAGCAAGCAAGTGGCAAATCTGAGGAAGAAAAAGCTAAAGAAGTTGAGGCTTTAATGGCAGCTTTAGAAAAAACTCTGAATGACAAACTCAAACCTTTTGAAGAAAAACTGTCAAAAATTGGCGATGTTACAAAGGAAGTAAATGTGCAAGCGAAACGAAAAGATTTGCTAGAGAAGCACAAAGGGTACATTATACCGGAACTCCTTACAGGAAGTACTGTAGAAGAATTAGAGAACAATATCAAAACTGCTCTTGAAACTTCAAAGCATTACATTACAGTAAAAGACAAAAGCGGAAAGAACCACACCCTTGCAGAAATGGAAGAGTTACGAGTTAAGGAAGCCAAGGAGAAAGAGGATAAGGAAAAAGGTGGCCATGAGAAAGTGATTATTGTAACAGGCAAAGAAGGAAGACAGTATCTTGCACCTATGCCCCCCGAAGGTGACGCAAGCAAAAAGCCCGAAGAATTGATAAAGGGGATGGGGGAAATGTCTTTAGAAGAGTTCAAAAAGAACAAGGACACACTAAAAAGACAACTTATGGAGGAGATGAAATCGGAGAAGTAATGTTGCAGGGAATTAACTTATTAGTCTACTAAAATGGGAACAACTATTAAAACAGATTTGAATAGCAGTGTAAGAACATTTTATTCAAAAGAACTTATCGAGCAGTCTTTACCACAACTGGTATTTTACCGTTTTGCAAAGAAGAAAACTGACCTTACGAAAGAGCCGGGTGATACAATAGCTTTTACCAAGTTCGCTGACATCGAAAATGGAAAAGAGCTTGTTGACGGAGTACAGTTGACAGAAGAGAAGCTTACAGATGAAGAAATCAAAATTACAGTATCGGAATGGGGAAAAGCCGTATCTGTTTCGGAGCTTGCTCTGCAAACAAATACATTTGAGCTTTTGGACGAGCAGACAATAAAATTGTCTAAGTCGTATGTGAAAACCCTTGACGGAAGTTTGAGAGATGCTTGTTTAGCTTCTTCAAACGTACTGTATGGTGGCCAACGAACCGACCCTACCGCACTTACTCCTGCTGATGTATTTGAAACCACACTTATTAAGGATTCAGTAGAAGCCCTTTCTAACGTGGATGCTCCAAAGATTGAAGGCGAGTATTATGTATGTGTTGCTACTCCTCATCAACTGAGAAGTATTCGTGATGATGCCGATTGGATTAACGTACAAGCGTATGCCGGTGCGATGCAGATTTATCGTGGCGAAGTAGGAATGTATGAAGGAGTTCGTTTTGTTGAGACAACTCAGATGCCTTCTCTTACAGCAGCCGAAGCTTTGGCTAAATATGGTGTTAACATACCTGTTTACGAAGCCGTAATTTTCGGGGAAAATGCTTACGCTTACGCAGAAGCACTTCCTGTAGAAATCCGTGATAACGGTGTTCAAGACTACGGACGTAAGCACGGACTTGCATGGTATTCTATCATGGGGTCAGGACTTATTGAGGAGCAGAATGTAATCATGCTGTTGACAGCGTAAAAAATTTGAAGTATTATGGCAAAAATCAGAGCTAAACAAGGCGGAGGCGAACAGGCAAAGCCTACAGTAGAAAAAGCAGAAGCAATCGGTAAAGAGGTAGGTAAAGAGGCATTGTCTCCTGACGCTCCTTTAGATACCGCTCCTGCTACAGCAGAAAAGGAAGTAGTTATTGTTGCAGAGACAGCTAAAGCAGAAGCAAAGGAAGCAGTTAAGAAGAAGGAAACTAATATGACCGTAAGATTCTTGAAGAGACACAGTATACTCCTATTAGGGGTACAGAGAAACTTCATCAGGAATCAGAAGGTTGATATTCCTAAGTTTCTTGCCGTTAAGTTGGCTCAACGTAATGTTGTTGCTATTTTGTAAAACTGATAAACTACAATATGTACGACAAGGTTATAACTTCTTGTAGGGAGTTATCGCTATCTGTAAGTCCTGTTCCTGCTTTTATAGTGTTGGGGCAGGACTTATCTATTTCTATGGATGATAACTACCTTACGTTAGAGGGTACTCAGTACCCAAGAACAGACTTTGAAAAGGTGTATAGCCTTTACAAATTCTTATTGGATAAGAAGGTGTCTTTAAACACGCCAGAAATCTATACTCCATTAGAATACGTTAATAGTATTATTAATTTCGACTTTACTCTGACAGCGGATAAAGGAGAAAGCGTGATGCTAGGAAGTTTCTTTTCGGAGCAAACAATCAATAAGGTTATCTACACGTATTATACCTACTACAAAGGCTATGATTATTTAGATACCATGAGTACAGAAGAAATAACG